TTTCAGTTTTAGTTAATCTTTCAATGTTTGTCTGGGACATTGATGCCACAATTTTTTTATCACTCATAAATAAAACTCCTATATGTCAAATGATATTGTTGGGTGTACTAATTCTACATTAACCATAGTTGAAATTATTTTTAATTTCTCTGGTGTTAATGTCTTAGTCTCTGTTAACTGACTAAACTTTTTAGACAGTTCACAATTTGGGTAAAAATGTTGTTTACCATAAGCAGATTTTACTGCTATTTTTATTGTTGGTTTTTCCATGTTAATGCTCCTATGGGTTACAGTTCAAATGAACTAGCAAGAGCAGTTTTTATAACTGCTCTAATTAGTTAATTTGAGTTAACTTTATCCAAAGTTGTTGCGAAGTTTTCGACACTATCTTTGTTTTCTTTAATCAAAGCTAACATCATTGCACCAATAGATGGTTTGACTTTTCTGGAACATTTTTTGCCATTGGGCAATTTAGATTGCCAGAAGTTCCATCTTTTTTTATCACTATGATCTAAACGTCTAGAACATTTTTTGCCATTCACTTCCCATTTTGTGTGATAATCTCCCCAATTATCATCAACGTAGTACCAACCATTATATTCAGCACCATCTTCGCCAGAGCAATTTATAGCTACAGTAAATGGATAGCCATCATCTAGCTGACCAAAATTTCTACAATCGTAGATTTTATTTAAAGTTAATTTCATATTTACTCCTATCTGTTGTTAAATAAAAATTTGCCCATGTCATAAGCTGAGTTAGTTCTAACTCTATCAATTTCAGTTGGTCTGTCAGATATAGTTAAACCTAATTGTAAGTAATGATTTAATGTAACCATGAATAGATTAAATCTCCAAAAATGATAATCATCTACATGTGAAGATATTTTTTTATCCAAGCTTACTAAACGATCAGAAATCTTTTTTATCTTTTGAAAAAGCTGATCTTCTGTAAACATCTCTAATGTATCCCAATCCAAAGCAATACTACGATCAGTTTCAATGTTAATATCGAGATCAGTTAAAACAACTTCTATATCTCTGACGTTTTCTCTAATCTCTTCATCTGGATAATTACGACCATTTGAAAGTCCTCTTTTTATTTGTAAGTGATCTAATAATTTCATAATAAAAACTCCTAAGTTTGTTACTGTTCATAATTGAACAAGATTAGACAGAACCAATGTCTGTCTAACTTTGTTAAATTATTTTAGAATTGAAACAACCCACATTCACAAGTTTTTTCGTGCCAATAGAAACCTTTTGCTATGCCAACCAAATGAAAGTATCAGAGGATTTGGACTAACCCAATACTTCGAGGTTGTTAGCTGAAGAGTTAGTCTAGTTCCTACTATTTCAAGGTTCTATCTTCAGAGGGTTCTACCCATCTAGCACTTGGCAACCTAGCCTTTGTGGTTATTTTTAAAAAAAAACAACCATCATCTTTTTAGCACGTATGTTAAACCTGTCAAGCACATTATTTACATTATTTTACTTAGTCTTACTTAGTCTTATTAGTACATACTTAGAAATACACTCTGTAACCCTTAGTGGAGTTCAAAAACTGTGAAAAAAACTTTTATGATAAATCATACATAAAATACTTCTTTGGGCTTGTATGGGCTTAAAAATAGCCTTTATTAAAGTTTCACGATTAGTGAACTAAAAATTTAGTGTAATATCTGGTATTTCTGGAAGTGTAAAAAAAAATTCATGGATTGATAAATTTATGATAGGTTAAAAGTTACTGTTAACTTTTAGGATTAAAAAAATGCCAGACAAAAAAGACAAACCAAAATTAAAAATAGTAAGCAATAATAAAACCCCAAATAAAAATAAATTAACTGCCAAGCAATTAGGTTTCTGTAAAGACTTGGTCTATAACAACATGACTTTAATTGGTGCATATCGTAACAATTATGATGTATCAGATAAAACCCAGAATAACTCACTAAGAGCAATGGCAAGCAAATTAAGGGCAATGGATAACATATCATTAACAATTAATAAGATGTTAGAGGAAAAAGACAGACTTAATAAGATGACAGACATAAAAAAAGAAGAGCTAATATTACAGAAGCTTACAGAGTTTATGAACAATGAGGAATTTTCAGATAGTGCTAGAGTTAGATCTGCTGAACTCATTGGAAAACATTATAAACTTTTTACAGATGTAACAGAAGTTACTAACAAAGATAAGTCTACAGTAGAAGTTGAAGCACAACTTAAGGAAAAACTAGGTAAACTTCTAGAAAACTAGTACACCTATTCACGAAAATTCTGTTAGTTTTGACCCCACCTACCCACTACACCCCATATAGTCGGCAGCCTAGCCGTGCCCTATACAGTTTATTCTGCTCAGGAAAATTATAAATTTTCAAAATCTAGAAGTTAACGTTAACTAGTACTAGTTTAATACTAGTATTCCTTTAAACTAGTATTCTACTATACTAGTATTCTACTAAACTAGTTTATTATTAGTATTAGTTATAAACTAGTAGTATTAAACTAGTTACTAGTATATACTAGTATAGTATTATACTAGTAGGAGAAAACTTGTCAAACATAATTTATTTAAATGATTATAGAAAAGAAGTTTTAGAAGAAGAAACTGAACTTCGTAATCCAATTTTACTAGGGTGGGATGAAGACGACTCTTTGTACATTGCCTCCACTGTTGACACAGAAGAATGTTTGTGGATGATAGACATAGCAAAGAAGATAATTGAAACAAGACCACCTGATGTAATAAACAACAATGAATGACATTGCTCAAATCATAAAAAATAACATGGGGAAGATAGATAGTCTGCCTCATAATGAAAAACTAGAGGTGTTACAGCTTTTAGAAGAATACGAAAAAGCGAAAGAAAAGGAACAAGCTCGTGATGAGTTCCTTCCTTTTGTAAGATCTCAGTGGGCAGCCTTTATACATGGAAAGCACCATGAGATAATGGCAGATGCTTTCGAGAGAGTGGCCCGGGGTGATTTAAAAAGATTGATAATCAATATGCCACCCCGTCATACTAAGTCAGAATTTGCAAGTTATTTATTCCCAGCATGGTTTTTAGGTAGGTACCCCCAAAAGAAAATTATTCAAACGGCACACACAGCTGAATTATCTGTAGGATTTGGAAGAAAGGTTAGGAATCTTATTCAGTCTGAAGATTTCAAAAAGATTTTCCCAGATGTAACTTTGTCTGTTGACTCAAAGGCAGCGGGTAGATGGTCCACCAACAAAGGCGGAGAGTATTTTGCTATAGGGGTAGGGGGTGCAGTGACAGGTAAAGGTGCTGATGTTCTTGTAATTGATGACCCTCACTCAGAACAAGAAGCAACAATAGGTGATTACAACCCAGATGTGTATGACAAAGTGTATGAATGGTATACATCTGGACCAAGACAGAGACTACAGCCCGGTGGTGCTATTATTTTGGTTATGACAAGGTGGTCAAAAAGAGACTTAACAGGGCAAATACTTAAGAATTATACAGAAAGAGAAGGATCAGGTGAGTGGGAAGTTATCCAATTGCCTGCAATCATGCCTTCTGGTGAAGCTTTATGGCAACAATTTTGGAAAAAAGAGGAACTAGAAAGTTTAAAAGCAGAATTACCTGTATCTAAATGGAATGCGCAGTACCAGCAAGACCCAACATCTGAAGAAGGAGCGTTGATAAAGCGTGACTGGTGGAAAGAATGGGAAAAAAGTGACCTCCCCCCATGTGATTCCATCATTCAGTCGTGGGATACAGCGTTTTTAAAGACGCAAAGAGCTGACTACAGCGCATGCACTACTTGGGGGGTGTTTCATAGCCCTGATGATGATGGTAAAGAGATGCCAAACCTTATTTTAATTGATGCTTACAAAGAAAAACTTGAATTTCCTGACTTAAAACGAGCAGCTTACGAAAAATACTGGGAATTTGAACCAGATCAGATGATTATTGAGGCAAAAGCCGCAGGGTCACCATTAATTTTTGAATTACGGGCAATGGGAATACCAGTTACTGAGTTTACACCAAGCCGTGGACAGGATAAGATAGCAAGAGTTAATGCTGTAACTGATTTATTTGCCAGTGGCGTGATTTGGCATCCCCCAACACGCTGGGCTGAAGAAGTTATAGAAGAATGTGCATCATTTCCGGCAGGAGATCATGACGACTTTGTTGACTCGACTACACAAGCACTGTTAAGATTCAGGCAAGGTGGTTGGATAAGAACAACAATGGATGATTGGGATGATGAACCGAAATATAAAAGGCCAGTAGAGTATTATTGATGGGTATTCAAACAGAAAAATATATGGGAAGAAACCAACTAATTGACAGACTTGAAGCCCAAGTTGGTAGCAGAGATTTAGCAAAAAAAATTTTAGAAAAAAGAGGAATGATACATCCCGGAACAGAAACACTAACAAAAAAAGGTGTTGCAAGAGATTCTATGACAGCTGAAGAAAGGGCTTTAGATAGACATGTAAAGTTGTTTGGTAGAAATAAATCAGATTATGTGTACAATCAAAAAACAAACAATGTTAAACTTAATAGAAAAAAATTATGGATTTAGCCCACATAATAGATGCTTTGATAGCCTTAATTGTACTGGGCGGAGGTTGGTTTATGTCTACTCAAACTAAAGAAATAAAAAGAATTGATATACTTCTTAATAAAACAAGAGAAGACTACGCAAAAAGAGATGATGTAACTGTAGCAATAAACAGATTAGAAGAAAAAGTAGATAGAATACTAGAAAGAATGAAATGAAAAGGAGTAGCTAATGGCTATTGAAAAACCACTCGCCCCTATAGATATAGGGCCAAGAACTGTAGAGGAAGAAGAAAGTAAAGTTGAAGTGGAGGTTGTAAACCCAGAAGCTGTGTCTATAGAGACACCAGATGGAGGAATGATTATTGATTTTGGCAAAGATGAAGAAGAAGATTCATCTAGCTTTGATTCTAATCTTGCAGAGTTTATTGAAGAAGATGAGCTAGAAAAATTGTCAAATGAATTATTATCTAGTTTTAAATCAGATCAACATTCTAGAGATGAATGGGCAAAAAGCTACGTTAAAGGATTAGATCTTTTAGGAATGAAAATAGAAGAAAGACAACAACCTTGGGCAGGTTCATCTGGAGTTTTTCATCCAGTGTTGACCGAATCTATCGTAAGATTTCAAGCACAGGCAATGGGGGAAATATTTCCAGCCTCTGGACCAGTTAGAACAAAAACAGTAGGAAAAATAACAAGAGATAAAACACAACAGGCAAAGCGTGTTGAAAATGAAATGAATTATCTTTTAACTGAAGAAATGACTGAATATCGTGATGAAACAGAGCAAATGCTCTTTAAACTTCCTCTCGCAGGATCAGCGTTCAAAAAAGTCTATTATGATCCTCTCTTAGAAAGACCGTGTGCAATGTTTGTTCCTGCGGAGGACTTTGTGGTGTCTTATGGCGCATCAGATCTAATGACTTGTGAAAGATATACTCATGTCATGAAGAAGACGCAAAACGAAGTTCTTAAACTACAGAACAATGGATTTTATCGTGATACGGAATTACCAGAGCCAGAGCCTGAGTATTCTGACATACAAGAAAAGTATGACGATCTTGATGGAGAGTCAGCAACTTTAGAAGATGATGATAGACATACTCTACTAGAAATACACACTGATATTGAGCTACCAGAACCTTTTAATGAAGAAGACGGAATAGCAAGACCTTATGTGGTTACGATAGATAAATCATCTAGAACAATATTATCCATAAGGAGAAATTATTATGAAGATGACGAAAAGAAAAAGAAAAGACAATACTTTGTTCATTACAAATATCTTCCGGGGCTTGGCTTCTATGGCACGGGTCTCATACACCTCATTGGTGGATTGGCTAAAAGCGCTACAAGTATTCTTCGTCAACTTATTGATGCTGGTACTTTATCTAATTTACCAGCTGGTCTTAAAGCTAGGGGTTTACGCATCAAAGGGGATGATTCGCCTCTCATGCCGGGTGAGTTCCGTGACGTTGACGTACCGGGTGGTGCAATTCGTGACGCGATTACTTTCATTCCTTACAAGGAACCAAGTTCCGTCCTCTATCAGTTACTCCAAAACATTGTTGACGAGGGGAGAAGGATTGGCTCCGTTGCAGATATACAAGTTGGAGACATCAACGCGCAAGCGCCAGTTGGAACGACATTAGCATTAATGGAAAGATCAATGAAGGTTATGTCTGGTGTTCAGGCCCGTCTTCATGCCGCGCTAAAGAAAGAGCTAAGATTACTTTCTTTTGTTGTTAAAGATTTTATGAGTGCAGAATACGCTTATGAGGTAGAAGGAGATTTTTCTAGACAAAAGGATTTTGATGATAGAGTAGATGTAATACCTGTATCAGATCCAAATGCAGCAACAATGTCACAGCGTATTATGCAATATCAAAGCGCCTTACAATTAGCACAACAGGCTCCTCAGTTATATGATATGGGAAAACTCCATAGACAAATGCTTGAAGTTTTGGGAATAGATCAAGCAAAAGAAATAATTAAACTTCCTGATGAGATTAAACCATCAGATCCAGTAACTGAAAATATGGCAATGCTTAAACAAGAACCAGTAAAAGCATTTAAGTATCAAGATCATGAAGCGCATATAAAAGTTCATACAGCAGCAATGGAAGATCCAAAGCTAAGAGAGATTGTAGGTCAATCACCTTTTGCCTCTGCTATTCAGGCAGCCATGACAGCGCATATAACGGAGCATGTTGCTTTCCAGTATAGAAAAGAAATAGAAGAGAGGCTTGGTGTTCCAATGCCAGATGAAGAAAAGCCTTTGCCAGAAGATGTTGAAGAAGAGTTATCCAGAGTCACTGCTGAAGCTGCTTCAAAATTATTGCAAAAGAATACACAAGAAGCACAGGCTGAAGAGAAAAAGAAACAAGAGCAAGATCCACTCACTCAAATTCAAAGAAAAGAGTTAGAAATTAAAGAAAAAGAACTTCAGCATAAGATTGACATGGATAAAGCAAAGCTTGATTTAGATAAGATGAAAGCTGATACAAATGAAGATGTTCAGATGGAAAGAATTAAATCTGAAAACAAAAGAGAAGGTGCAAGACTTGCTTTAGAGTTAGCAAAAGAAAAAAATAAAACAACAAAAGAGGGTGTGGAATTAGCAATAGACCTTGCAAAAGGGGTAGATAATGGCGCGCAATGAGACTATTTACACACCAATATTAAAAAAAATTAAAGAAGAAAGAGAAGCCGTAACTATTCACATGGCCAACGGAAGACCTAAAAATTTTGAAGAATATCAAAGACTTGTAGGAAGATTAGAGGGATTACAGTTTATTGAAGACGAGGTTTTAGGTATAGAAAAGAAATTTATTGATGATTAGGGGGTTACAAATTGTCAATAGGTGTGTATAGTTAAAATTAGACTAGTATGTCTACCGGGAATAATCCTGCATGGTAACGGTGAACCATAATCACTGCAAAAGGAACAGGGATGTACTCTGCACAAAAGAAAAACTATGAGGAAGAATACAAATTAAAACTTCCTGCACCCAAAGGATATAAGCTGTTAATTGCTATTCCAAAGGTCGAAGAGAAAACAGAATCTGGCGTTTACATGCCAGACACATTAACAAAAATGGAACAAACTGCATCAATAGTCGGTCTCGTTTTAGAGATGGGAGAAGATGCATATGAGGATAAACAGAAGTTTCCAAATGGAGCTTACTGTAAAAAAGGTGATTTTGTAATTTTTAGATCTTATTCTGGAACAAGATTTAAAGTTAAAAATGAAGAGTTTCGTTTAATTAATGATGACACTGTTGAAGCAGTGGTTGATGACCCAAGAGGATTTGTAAGAGCATGAATGATAACACAGCACAAAAATTAGAAAATGAAGTTAGCGAAGAGCAGCTTGATTTAGAAGTGGAGGTTATAGATGATACTCCAGATGAAGACAAAAATAAAACAAGGAATGAAAGCGCTCCTAAAGATAATATCCCGAAAGAAGAAGAAATTGAAAATTATAATGAGGATGTTAAAAAAAGAATTAGCAAACTTAAGTACGAATATCATGAAGAAAGAAGAGCTAAAGAGGCAGCTGAAAGGACTCAAGAAGAAGCTGTTAATAGATTGGAAAAGATTCTTGAGGAAAATAAAAAATTAAGAAAAACTCTGGATGATGGCGAAGGAGTTTTAGTTGATCAAGCTAAAAAAAGAGTTGGTGCAGAAATTGAAGCTGCTAAAAAAGAATATAAAGAAGCTTATGAATCTGGTGATCCAGATAAAATATTAGAGGCTCAACAAAAATTAAACAGAGCACAAAACGAACAATTTAAGGTAGAGTCATACAAAGCTCCTGTCAGAAGCTCAGACCCTGAGCCAACAAAGCAGACAGAAACAGCTCAACCAAGACAGCAAAAGCAAGAGCCAACAAAGGCTGACAAATCTTGGTTAGCAGAAAATGATGAATGGTTTAACAAACCCGGTTATGAGGACATGACTGGATTTGCTTATGGAATACATGAGAAACTTGTAAAGGCAAATATAAATCCAACACTGGAGCCAGAGGAGTATTATAAAAGAGTTGATGAGGGACTGAATAAAGCTTTCCCTGATTATTTTAACAAGCAGAATGTGGAAGAAAAAGAGGTTGATGTAACGCCACGATCTGCTGGTAACGTGGTTGCCCCGGTTAATCGAAGTGCAAAAAAACCACGCAAAGTGCAATTAACCTCTACCCAAATCGGACTCGCAAAACGACTTGGGCTTACCCCTGAACAATATGCGCAACAATTATTGAAGGAATCAACAAATGGCTGATAATGTATTTGACAGAGAATCTAGAGAAACTCAAACAAGAGAATCAGAAAAAAGAAAAGTTACATGGCAAAAGCCATCAGCTTTACCTGACCCAGCACCACAAGAAGGCGTTGAATATCGTTGGATAAGAACATCTTCACTAGGTCAGAGCGACATGACCAACGTTTCATCTAAATTCAGAGAAGGATGGGAGCCAGTTAAACTGGAAGATCACCCTGAGTTAAAAATTATTTCAGATGTCGATTCTAAATTCAAAGGTAATGTAGAGGTTGGAGGTTTGTTACTTTGCAAAAACTCCAAAGAAAACATGGAAGCCAGAAGAGACTATCAGAAAACACAAGCAGATTCACAAATGCAAGCTGTAGACAATAGTTTTCTTAAGGAATCCGATCCCCGTATGCCAGTTCTCAAACCAGAGAAAAGCACACGCACTTCGTAATGTAATAAAATTAACCGAGAAGGAATCAAAAATGAGCAGTATAGCAGCACCATTTGGATTAAACCCAATCGGCAGACATGACACAGGTTCACTAGAGGTAATGAGACAATACCCTATTAAATCTGGCGAAAGTACAGCTATAACAAAAGGCGATATTGTGCAATTAGTAAATGCTAGTAATGCAACAACAATTGCAAGGCAAGATGGCGATGGCACAAGCGCTTTAGATATAGCAGGTATTTTTATGGGTTGCCGATTTACAGATCCAAATACAAAACAATTAACTTTTAGTCAGGTTTTCCCAGCAGGAACCGTAGCATCTGACGCAATGGCGTTTGTTGTAGATGATCCAAATGTATTATTTACGATACAGGCAGATGGATCTTTTACTAACGAAAGAGATATTTATGGTAAAAACTGTACTTTAATAACTACAGCGGGAAATACTACGTTTGGCATATCAAGGACAGCACTTGATGCTTCTGAGATTGCAACAACTAGCACTGACCCAATTAAAATAATTGACTATCTAGGCGGTGATTTAGGTGATGAGAAAGGAAGTAACTTTCCAATATTGGTTTGTAAATTCAATTATCATCAACTTACAGCAGCCGCTGGCGCAGCTTAAGGAGAGATAAATGGCGATTTCAAGAGCACAACTCCTTAAGGAGTTACTACCGGGCTTAAACGCATTGTTTGGCTTGGAATATGAAAAGTATGAAGACGAACATACTCAAATTTATGAAGTTGAAAATTCAGAGAGAAGCTTTGAAGAAGAAGTTAAGCTTTCAGGCTTTGGGGCAGCCCCAGTAAAGCCAGAGGGTTCAGCTATAACATATGATTCTGCACAAGAGTCATTTACTTCAAGGTATAACCATGAAACTGTGGCTATGGGCTTTTCAATAACAGAAGAAGCAATGGAAGATAATCTTTATGATTCATTGTCTGCTCGTTATACAAAGGCATTAGCTAGAGGTATGGCTTATACTAAGCAGACTAAAGCAGCTTCATTATTAAATAATGGCTTTGATACATTTCAAAGTGGAGATGGTGTGACATTGTTTAACACTGCACACCCAACTGTTCAAGGCGGCAGTAACAAAAATAGACTTACAACAAACGCTGATTTGAACGAGACATCTCTTGAGCAGATGGTAATTGATATTGCAGCTTTCGTAGACGAAAGAGGCTTGTTAATTGCAGCAAGACCAAGAAAGTTAATCGTTCCACCAGCTTTAATGTTTGTTGCTACTAGAATACTGCAATCAGACTTAAGAACAGGAACAGCTGACAATGACACAAATGCATTAAGAAGTAACGGCTCCATCCCAGAGGGATTTGCTGTTAATCACTATCTAACAGATACTGATGCATTTTTCTTAACAACTGACGTTCCAAATGGAATGAAAATGTTTGTAAGAACACCAATGTCAACATCAATGGATGGAGATTTTAACACAGGCAATGTAAGATACAAAGCTCGTGAGAGATACTCATTCGGTGTGTCAGATCCTCTCGGAATGTTTGGTTCACCGGGAGCCTAAATAAAATAACTAAGGGCGGTTACAAACCGCCCTTTTTCATATATACTATAATTACCTTGACGAAGAATTATCTTCGACATTTGCCAAGACAAGGAGATTAACATGGCTAATACAACTTTTAACGGTCCAGTCCGTTCCGAAAACGGATTTCAAGTAATATCAAAAAATGCAACAACTGGTGCTATAACAACAGTAGCCAGTACTGCTTCTACAGGAATTGTAACCAATAAATTTATTAAACATGTAGGCTTTGCTTCAGGAGTAACATGTAACACTACAGCAGGTGATAGTGATAATATTGGGCAGTTTACACAACCAGCAAATACAATTATCACAGATATTAAAGTATTCTGTGACTCTGCTCCTACATTAGGAAGCTCAGGTGATATTGGTTATGAGGTGGGAACAACAAGCTCTGGAGCACAAATAGTAGCTGCACAAACAGATGAAATATTAGATGGTGGAACAACTGTAGTTGAACACAATGTCACAATTACTTCTCTTGTTTTGCAAACACAAGATGGCACAACTGCACCAGCTTCTGTTCAATACACATCTGCTGAAAGAACAATATTTTGTAACATCACAAACACACAAGATGCTACAACACAAGGTTCTTTTACATTCATAATCGAATACGTTCAAATAGCGTAGGAGGTATAAATGGCAGGTCGATCAGACGTAAAAGCCTTTAACTTTAGTCAAGGTGATAGTGCTGCTGTTGTAGGTCCAGATAGAACAAGAATTAGACAAGTTGTAATATTTGGAAATGCAGCAGGAGCTGTAACTATTAAAGATGGGAGCGGTGGAGCTGACTTATTGGTTCAAAGTTTTCCAACAGGTTTGCATACATTAAATATACCAGATCAAGGAATATTAGCAGAAAATGGTGCTTTTATTCATGCATTTACAGGATCTGGAAACAAATTAACTTTGTTTTTATCTTAATGGCTGAAAAGAAAAAAAGAGGCTCTATGAAGGGCCACACCATAGGAGGTGGTCACAAACGCCCTACAAAAGCAGGCGCGGGAATGACTGCCAAAGGTGTGGCTAAATACAGGCGTGATAATCCGGGATCTAAGCTTAAAACTGCTGTAACTGGAAAGGTCAAAAAGGGTTCTAAAGCAGCAAAAAGAAGAAAATCTTATTGTGCAAGAAGTGCAGGGCAAATGAAAAAATTTCCAAAGGCAGCAAAGAATCCAAACAGCAGGCTTAGACAAGCTCGCAGAAGGTGGAAGTGTTGATTAGTCGTGCGTCAATGAAAACTCAATTAAAAGGTAATAGAATGAAAAAGAAAGCTGTTATTAAAAAAAATATAGGAAAGATGATGAAAACATTTTCCGCTCCATACAGTATTGCAAAAGGAAAAGGACCAATTAGTCAACTCGCATCAGCAGGTGGTTTAGGCTTAGTTCCTGCAATGGTTGCTAGACCACAAAGAAAAAAAGCTAAAGCTCGTAAGGCAGCAAGAATGGCTTCTGCTCCTCAGAGTCCTTCAGCTGGAATGGGCATGCCTGAAATGACAAGAAGAATGGCAATAGGCGGTAAGGTGAAAAGAACTAAATCAATAGATGGAATAGCTATAAAGGGAAAAACAAGAGCATAAAATGCGTAATTATAAAAAAGAATATAGTAATTACCATTCTAAGCCAGAACAAAAAAAGAAAAGAGCATCTAGAAATACAGCAAGAGCCAGAATGATAAAATCAGGCACTGTAAAAAAAGGAGATAAAAAAGATGTCACACACAGAAATGGCAATCCTAAAGATAATAAAAAGAAAAATCTAGGTGTGGCTAAAAGATCAACAAACAGATCATATGCAAGAACCAAGAGTGCAAAAAAAGTAAATAGGAGGGCTTAATGAAAAAAACAATGAGGCTAAAGTCAGGCGGGTTTTTGTCATCTGGTACAGATGCTGGTGATTTAGCAATATTAAGAACAGCAAAAAACATTGATGACAGCAGTGCCATGGGTATGAAAAAAGGTGGCAAGACGAAAAGCAAAGTCAACGAAGCTGGTAATTATACAAAGCCCGGATTAAGAAAAAGAATATTTAACAGAATAAAAGCTGGTGGTAAAGGCGGAAGACCGGGTCAGTGGAGCGCTAGAAAAGCTCAAATGATGGCAAAGGCTTATAAAAAAGCAGGTGGAGGCTATAGAGGTTAATGTTAGATCCGGCCTCAATTGGCATAGCCATCACAGCCGCTAATACGGCTTTTAACGCAATCAAGCGCGGATTTGCAGCTGGGCGTGAAATTGAGTCCATGGGAAAAGATCTCTCACGCTGGATGGGAGCCGTGTCAGATGTTGAAAATACTGAGAAGTCAGCCAAAAAAGCTTCTCCATTAATGAAATTATTTAAGGGCAGGGAAATAGAGGCCAGCGCTATAGAGGCTTTTACAGCTAAAAAAAAACTAGAAGCTCAAAGACAAGAGTTAAAATCATTTATAAATTTTCACTATGGAGCTAATTCTTGGAATGAAATTTTACAAATGGAAGCAGAGATAAGAAAAAAGCGAAAAGAAGAGATTTATGAAAGACAAGAGTTTATAAGGAAAATATGGGAATGGATAGGCTGGACAGCTTTAGCTGTAACCGTAATTGGATTCATTGTGTTTCTTGCTTGGTTGTATAAGGAGAAAAGAACATGAAGGATAATAGTTTCATATATTTAACTTTAGGCATATGGTCTATTGCTTTTATTTTAGGGTTTACTATAGGATGAGTCAAAAAAAACTACAAAAGCAATCAATGTACGCTGAGTATGATGAAGACGGTGATGGAATAGTTAGTGATGAAGAGTTATCGCATGTTGCAGATATTAAAAAACTTGAACACGATCTTAGGAAGCAGAGAGCTCAAAGGAGGATGGCAACTGCCAGTTTGGTTGCTATGGCTTCTTTTACTATTGCAATGTTCTTTGTCGATCTCGAAAGAGTTAAAGCACTTGCCGATATTAGCAATCTTTTCTATCTCACTGGTGGTGGCATCGTGTCTGTATATATGGGAGCATCAGCTATAATGAATAGAAATGGTAAATAAATGGCTAGAAAAGATCCAAAAATCGGAACAGGCAAAAAACCTAAAGGTTCAGGAAGGAGACTCTATACTGATGAAAATCCAAAAGATACTGTTAGGATTAAGTATGCAACTGTTGCAGATGCTAGGGCAACAGCTAGAAAGGTTAAAAATATTAACAAGCCTTATGCTAGAAAGATTCAAATACTTACTGTCATGGAACAAAGATCTAAAGCTCAAGGGAAAAATGAACAAGCTAGAATTGCAAAGAGAGCTAAAGAGACGCTCAAAAGACAAAGAAAAACATGACTAGTCTTGTAACATATTTATTGGTATAGTTATTTATGGCGTTAAAAAAATCACAAAGGAGCTTAAAAGCTTGGGGTAAACAAAAGTGGAGAACAAAATCTGGTAAGCCTAGTACACAAGGGCCAAAAGCAACTGGCGAGCGTTACTTACCTTCCGCAGCAATTAAGGCTCTTTCGCCCTCTGAATACGCCGCCACTACGGCTAAAAAGCGCAAAGCAACTAGAAAAGGAAAACAAGTGGCTAAACAGCCCAAAAAGATTGCTAAAAAAACGTCAAGATTTAGAAAATTCTCATAGGTGATATAATGGCAGCAGTTACACCAGATTTACCAGAAATATTTGAAGAAGCTTATGAAAGAGCTGGGCTTACTATGAAAACTGGTTATGATCTTAAAACGATTAGAAGATCATTTAATATAATTACAGCAGAGTGGCAAAACAGAGGATTAAACCTTTGGACTATTGCAAGTGGAACAACTTCTTTAAGTTCAGGCACTGCTACATACACAATGCCTACAGATACTGTGGATTTGTTAGAGCATCAAATAAGGACAGGGACAGGAACAAGTCAAACAGATACTAATCTTACTAGAATAACCGTTTCTACATATGCTCAAAAATCTAACAAAAACACCACAGGTAGACCAACACAAATTTTTGTTCAAAGGTTAAGTGACAAGGTTGATGTAACACTGCATCCTGTGCCAGATAGTGCGGAGACTTATACATTGTTTTATTATAGAATAGTAGGTATAGACGGAATATCATCAGGGATATCAGGAACCACCACATCCTTTATTCCTCCTAGGTTTGTGCCGTGTTTAGTTTCTGGTCTAGCCTACTATGTAGCTATGAAGCGACCAGAGGTTGCAGACAGAGTTTCTGCTTTAAAGCAGGAATATGAGTTTCAGTTTGAGCTAGCAGCAGGTGAAGACTCAGATAGTTCATCTGCTAGATTTGTACCATATAATACATTTTTTGGGAGTTAATTATGGCAACATATAAAATAAAACCGGGAGATACCCTTTCACAAATAGCAAAGAGAAATAATACAACTGTAAAAACTTTGCAAAAGATTAATAATATTAAAGACCCTAATAAAATAAGAGCAGGTAAATCTTTAAGTTTAGGAATAGCAAAACCCGGACTAAGCAGTGCTAAAAAAGTAAGTCCTTATGCAGGTCAATCTCCAAGCGAAATGAGAGCCATGGCCATGAAGAGAAAAAAATCTAGTCCTGTTAAGAAAAAAGCAATGACACCGGCTCAAAAGAATCAAAAGAAAATGCCAACAAAATCAAAAACAACAAGAAAAGGTTTATTTGGTAGATTATTTGGTAAAAAGAAAAGTTAACGTTAACTTATAGGAGATATTAATGACTTTAAAAAAAGTCCCAGAAGGGAATAAAGGAAAAGGACTTAGTAAACTACCAACAGAAGTTCGTAATAAAATGGGCTTTATGAAAAAAGGTGGAAAAGTAAATTCTAACAAAGCAAAAATAAATAAAGTTACATCTGGCTTAAAAAAAGCAGTAAAAGCTCATACAGGTCAGGCAAAAATGCTTTCATCTATAAAATTAAAAAAAGGTGGAAAGATTATGAAAATGAGAGGTGGGGGAATGGCCTCTAGAGGATTAAACTTTAAAATGAGCTAATGTCAAAATTAATATGTAACCTGCCTGCAATAGAAGTGTGGGTAAGAAAAGAATATTTAAGAGATGGAAAAGATGGTCATGGAAAATTTGTTAAAGGTATTTGGGTATCTTGCAAGTCACTTCCGGGTAGAGCTTTTTATTTTGAAACGTATCTACCTGACTATGGTGCGTTATTTGACAAACTCCCTATTAGTGCATTTTGCTCATCTCCAGATACACCTGATCCAGATCTTGATTTATACAATCTTCAGTTTTGGAATTGTATGGATTATGATGTTACATGTATACAAAAACAATTTATAGGTTCTATGACATACGAAATATACACAAGAGATAAAGGAACAATAAAGGGCAGCTACATAGCAACACTTGATAATTATCATGGGGACATAGATACAGTTGATTTTAGCACAAGTGAAACACCTCAAGAACACAAATCTCATAACTTATTAGAGCTAGAAAATGGTCAATATTGTTTATATCCTAACAATAGAATGAGAGTTTATGATAATAGTTTAACACCACAAGAGCCACTTACCCCGGATTTTCTTGTTAGCACAGAGTATTATCAAGTTGAAAACGAGGGTAAATTAGACAGATTTGGTGATAGCACTGAGTATTTTTATAAAACAAAGAAAGAAAAAAAATGAGTTATGCATCTGGTAAACATGCATTTGGAATATGTGATAAAACAGGATTTAGATACCCAATAAGAGATCTGGTCTTTGAGTTTAAAAATGGAGTAAAAACAGGTTTAAAAGTTGGAATAGATGTTGTTGATCCAGATCATCCTCAAAACTTTATAGGAAGAATAAAAACAGATGATCCTCAATCAATACTAGATGCTAGACCTGACAGATTAGAGCCTGAATCTGATAGACTGTTAAACCCAAATCCTTTTTCCCATGCTGGATCTGGCGTAATTACAGTAACAGAAACAAATCATGGAAGAACAACTGGAGACACGGTTAGGTTTAGAAACTCTTTAGGTATTGGAACATCCATTACTCAATCCGCTATGCAACTTGCCAACGGATATTCAATAACAGTTTTGACAAATGATACCTATAAATTTACGATACCTGATATTAGTGGAGAATCGCCTACGATTAATCATCCTTATCATGGTCAAGGTTCATCTAATAAATACGCAATCAATGGAAGCACTGCGTCATCTAATGTAATATTAACTTTAATAGAGGGAAGAACATACAGATTTGATCAAGCAGATAGCAGTAACTCTGGCCATCCAATTAGAATTTATGAAGATGCAAATAAATCAACGCAATATAATACAGGTGTTACTGTTAATGGCACAGCTGGTCAAGCAGGAGCATACACAGAAATAACTGTTCCACATGGTGCTCCTACGTTATTTTATCAATGTACTAATCATGCATTGATGGGAGCTCAGCTTAATACTACAGCAAACTTAACAACATACACAGTTACAGTAGTAGGCGGAAATCCAAGTAACCATCCTTATTATAATCAAGCAGGAGCCTCTACAAATAAATATGCTATTGGTGGAAGTACAGCAACGGCTGACGTTGAATTAAATTTAGTTAAAGGTGGTTTATATAGATTTGATCAATCAGATAGCTCAAATCAAAACCATCCTATTAGAATATATACGGATGCAGCCAAAAATACTCAATACACAACAGGAGTTACAGTAGTTGGAACAGCTGGATATGCGGGCGCTTATACTCAAATAGAGGTTGCTTCTGATGCCCCATCCACTTTATTTTACATGTGTACTAATCATGGTTATATGGGAGCACAGCTATCAATAGGAGCAGCTCCTGCTACAACAACCTATACAGTAACAGTTGTAGATGGTAGTGTAGGTTCTGATGATACTAGTTTGTTAAATACACAGTTTGGTGGGCCTGTTGCTTCTGCTGGTCCGGTCACTTTGGAGGCTTAAATGAGTTTTACGTTCGCAGAATTAAAAACAGCGATA